TTACGACCTGGAACCCCCTGCAGCTGCTGTATGACGTGATTTCCGGGGCGCTGGGAATGCTGGGCGTCGAGATGCCGGCCAAGTTCACCGAGTTCGGCACGATGCTCATGTCCGGGCTGATCAACGGGATCACCAGCATGGGAGGCGCGGTACGCGACGCCGTGGTCGGCATGGGCGATGACGTGGTGACCTGGTTCAAGGACAAGCTGGGGATCCGCTCGCCCAGTCGCGTTTTCGTCGGCCTGGGTGAATTCGTGTCCCAGGGCGCGGCGATCGGCATCGAGCGGCAGCAATCCGTGGCGGTCGAGGCGGCGCGCGCGCTGGCCGGCGCGATCGCCCTGGGCGGCGCGATCGCATCGCCAGCGGTACTGGCCGGCACACCCGGCGCGGCCGACACCGCACCGCTGCGCTTTGACACGCGCCCGCCGCTGTCTGCCACCGCTTCGGCACCGCAGATTGTCGTCCAGGGCGACACCATCAGCATTCCGATCACCCTCGCCCCCGGTGCCGATCAAGATTCGCTGATCCGGGCCATCGAGCAGGTGCTTGACCAGCGCGAACGCAGGAAGGCGGCTCGCCTGCGATCCATGCTGACCGACGAAGCGTAGGAGCAAGAACCATGATGATGTGCCTGGGAATGTTCGTGTTCGGCTTGCAGACGATCGCGTACCAGACGCTGCAACGTCGCACCGAATGGCGGCATGCGAAGAATTCACGCGTGGGCGCACGGCCGGCGACGCAGTACCTGGGGCCTGGAGACGACACGATCACCCTGGCCGGGTGGGTAGCCCCGGAATTCGCCGGCAGCGCCGCGTCGATCGCCCTGGTGCGTCGCATGGCGGGCACCGGGGCCGCATATCTTCTGCTGGCCGGCACGGGAGACGTGCTGGGAGCGTTCAAGGTGACAGCGATCGAGGAAACGCAGTCCCTGTTCTTCGTCGACGGATCCGCGCGCCGTATCGAGTTTTCCATCACCCTCGAATGCGTCGACGACACGCGCGCCGGCTCGCTGTTCGGCACCGGCCTGCAGATCCCGGTCGACGTGATGGACGGCTCGCCGGCGGATTGGGGCATTTTCCAGTGAACCCCTCGTATGACATTCCCATCTGGCGGGTGACCCTTGAGGGCAAGGACATCACGGGCGTGCTGCGCCCTCGCCTGATGTCGCTGACCATCACCGAATGCCGCGCCGAGGAAGCGGACCAGCTGGACATCGTGCTCGACGACACAGACGGCTTGCTAGTCATGCCGCCGCGCGAGGCACCGCTGCAGGTTTCCTTGGGCTGGAAATCCACCGGCCTGGTCGACAAGGGCATCTACCTGGTCGACGAGATCGAGCACTCTGGCGCCCCAGACACGCTGACGCTACGCGCGCGCAGCGCCAACCTGACCAGCGCACTGCGCACGCGCACGGAGCGCAGTTTCCACAAGCAGAAGATCAAGGACATCGTGGCCGTGATCGCCAAGGCGCACGAGCTGAAGTCGGAGGTCGGCGTATTCGGCGATATCGTCGTCGCGCACATTGATCAGACCAACGAGTCGGACATCGCTTTCCTGAACCGCCTGGGCAAGCGTTACGACGCCGTGGCGACCATCAAGGAAGGCCGCATCCTGTTCGTTCCGATCAAGGGTGGGCAGAAGGTAGACGGCACTGAGCTGCCGGTCCACACGATCTATCGCGTCGATGGCGATCAGCACCGCTACCACCTGGCCGACCGCGACAGCTACACCGGCGTTCGCGCCTTCTGGCAGGACAAGCGCAAGAAAGTGCGGCACTCGGTCGTGGCGGGCGTTGTGGGCAACGCCAAGCGCCTGCGCGAAACCTTCGCCAGCGAATCGGATGCACTTGATGCCGCGCGCGCCGAGTGGGAACGCATCAAACGCGGCACCGCCACGCTGACCTTTACGTTCGCCATGGGACGGCCGGAACTATCGCCACAGCACAAGGTGCAATTTCCAAATCTGAAGCCGCAGATCGCTGCGACGGTCTGGCTGATCAAGAGCCTGCGTCACCAACTCAACGAAGGACAGGGCCTAGTCACCGAGTTGGAGGGCGAGACCAACGACGCAGATCAGGAATTGGCCGAGGCCGACGAAGATTCCTGACCTCGGATGGCTGCGAAAGGATGAGATCGCGGCCGCGTTAACGCCTAGTTACGAGCCCGTTTCACGGGAACCACGGAAACGATACGTGCAACACGTTGCCTGAACGCCAGACGCGCGGAATTTCAGGCTGCTCGTTGTGGTTTAGGGGCGGCAGACGCCTCCACATAAGTCGTGACCAACGCGCTCAAACGTATCCGATCCGAGCGACTTAACTGCTCGATGGCGCTCGGCGGCACGTCGAAGGGCCAATAGGTGACCTGACGAACGGAATTGGGCGTCGGTTGCTTCGAAGCAAAGCCAGCGATGTGGTCTATCTCAAGTTGTAACGATGGGCTGAACTCGCCCACGCGGACATGAAGCTCTGTAGCAAACATCATGGCCGCGTTCAAGTTCAACGCGGCCTTGGCATTCAGGTAATGACTGACACCGCTCTGGTTCGAAAAGCCCAGGCGTTCGGCCAGGCTCTCTTGCGTGAGGCCGAGCTCTTTCTTCTTCGCATTGAAGATCGCCTTCAATCGAGCAGCGTCCTGCGTCTGCTCATGGCTCAGTTGATTTGTCGACATTGCGCCACTTTAGTACCCGTACTACTAATTTAAAAATGAGATACTCATTGCAAATAAATAGTAATGGCCGTACTATTTCTGCATGAACACGATAAAAACCATCCGGCAAAAGCTGGGGATGACCCAGGCGGAGCTTGCTACCGCCCTGCAGATCACCCAATCACAAGTGTCCAAATACGAGCGTGGAGAGCAGGAGATATCTCCCGCTCTCGCGCGCGACCTTATCCGCTACGCCCAGACCCAGGGCAAGCGATTCACCTTCAACGACATCTATCCCGCCTGATGACCGACACGCTGACCAAGCCGCGCGCCAACGGCATTCGGATGCACTGTCCTCACTGCCACACCTCGTCGCTCGTGAGATCAAGCCGCCAGATGTCCGCCACGCTGCGCGAGCTTGAGTTTCAGTGCCACAACGTCTATTGCGGACATACCTGGGTAGCCACGCTTGAGGCCGTGCGCACCCTTTCGCCATCGTCTATCCCCAACCCTGAAGTGCATTTGCCGCTTTCCCCTGTTACCGAGCTTCGCCGCGCCGCCGCCGAGCTTCGGGATGACCCTCGACAAGGAAACCTCACCGTATGACTACCCAGCTCAACCATCGGCCGCGCGGGATAGTAGCCCGCATTTCCAGCCACTCGTCCAAGACCGATGACCTAGACATCCATGCCTATCAATTCGTCAAGCTGCATTACCGCGAAGATGGCCGTCCCTACGCTGCCGCCGAGTGCAATCGCTTGCTGGAACGCACCATCGCGTTCTTGATGCAGCTCGCGCCTATTTCTCAAGGCCGTGCCGAAACCATCGCCGCCCAGGCAATTTGCGAGTACCAGTGCCACGAAGCAAAGGTTTCGATCGACGTCGACAGCAGCACCGCCTTCTGCGTATTCGTGGTTGACCGTTCCTCCGGCACCCGTCGAGCCGTGTCCGCATTCGAGATAGCCGAATTGCTGGCCGACCGACAGCTCGCTACCGCCTTGGCAGCCGCCACGCACTAAACCGCTCCCACCCAAACCCGCTGTTTTCTTCGACGGCCCTTCCGGCCGGCGCAGGATTTTTGTTGCCCAAAGGATTGCAACGTGCCTAAGAAGTCATCCGACCAAGAGCTTCATCTGCCCATCACCCTGTGGCAGTTGTGCGCGCTCGACACGCTGTTGTCGACTCTCATCTGTACCGATGGACGGCTGGATTCTGCGTTGATTCGAAAGACGGCTGGCCAGGACCGGGATCTCTACGCCGACATGCTCACAGCGCTGCTGGCCGTTCAGATCGCTGCACGCCGCGCCATCCAGCACCCGGCCAGCCTGGCAGCGGTGACTGCATGACACCCACCCGCGCCCAGCTCGCCACGGCACACCGTGACGCAGGTCTGAAGGGATCGCTTGATGACGCCCTGCGCAGCCCCCTGCTCGCACGTTGCCTTGCCATTCAGGCCGAGGCCATAGAGCGCGGATTCGACGCGACGGCCGCGACGGCAGCTAGCCCTGCGTCCGTACCTCACCCCCACCAACCGAAAGCGCCGCGGCACGACTTCAAACGTGCTTGCGCGGCCGACATGGACGACTGATATGGACAACCACCTTGCATGGCTTAACAAGCTGCTGAGCTTGATCAACGCGTATCGCGCCATGCCCTACCCAGCCCAGAGTGATCAGCAGCTGCGCGCCCTGGTCGCGGCTCGCATGTCGATCACCGCACACCTGCAGGCGCTTTTCGCCCACGCGATCGACCAGCAACCCGGCTCCGACACCCTGTCCGTGCCGACGTTGGAGACGGAATTGGCGATGCAGAAGCTCGACGCGGAGCGGTGGCGGTTCGGCGTCAAGCACGGTTTCCCGGAGTGCTTTCTTCAGGAAAGGCCGACCAAGGGCCCTGCGTTTTGGGTGCGCCCAGATCAGGACCTTGAAGCGGCTGACGAATACCCATCCGCGACGGAAGCCATGGACGCAATGCGGGCGTGCTTGATGGCCCCTGACGCTGGCACCAGCAAGCCGTAGCGAAGTACGCCGGTTACCTGAAATCACAACAAGGCCGCTATGAAGCCCGATATTCATCAAGAAGTACTGACGCGCCTGGAGCCCTACGGCTTCAAGGAACGCGCCGGCTGGCTGCGTCAAGGCCTGTGCCCCGCCTGCAACAAGAAGGAGCTGTACACGAACGCCGAGCATCCCTGGGTGCTTCGCTGCGGTCGATTGAACAACTGCGGCTGGGAAGGTCATGTAAAGGAGCTGCTGTCCGACATCTTCGACCATTGGTCGAAGCGGTACGAGGAAGAACAGAAGACCAATCCGAATGCCGCTGCTGATGCCTACCTGGTACACGCACGCGGCTTCGATCTGTCCAAGATCGCAGGCACCTACACGCAGGAGTATTACCGGGACCAGCAGCGCAACATCGGCTCGGCCACGGTGCGTTTCAAAGTGGGCAAGACTTGGTGGGAAAGACTGATCGACGAGCCTGGCCGGTTCGGCAAGAAGAAGGCTCGCTTCATGTACGGCGGCAGCTACATGGGCGAATGGTGGATTCCGCCGTCCGTCGACCCGACCAAGGTCGCCAAGCTGTGGCTGGTCGAGGGAATCTTCGACGCGATCGCCATGTGCCAGGCCGGCATCCCTGCCGCTGCGCTGCTCTCCTGCAACAACTACCCCAGCGCCGCGCTACGCGTGCTGCGCGACAGCCGCGAAAGCCAACCGCACCTGGTCTGGGCATTAGACGGCGACAAAGCCGGCCGTGACTTCACGCGCAAGCATGTACGGCGCGCGCGGCAGGATGGATGGACGTGCACCGCGGCGATCATTCCGCAGGGCAAGGTCAAACGCGACTGGAACGACCTTTTCCTGTTGGACCGAAACGCGGGCGACGATTCCACCAAGCGGCACCTGTCCGATGCAGGTCTGAAGACGTATCTGCATCATGGTGCGGTGCTGTTGGCCGAAAGCGCCACGGAAAAGGCGCTGCTGATATATGAACACGACAACAGCCGCACCGAATTCGATTTCGAGTTCGGCAAGCGGCTCTATTGGTTCAGCATCGACCTCAACGCATATCACAAGGCGATGGACCGCATCGGCGAAGAGGTCGGCGGGCTGGAACAATCCGAGCTGCGGGAGCGGGCGCTGCGTGAGTCAGGCGGCATTCGGCCCATCTCTAACTGCTACCCGCAACCGCTCTATTTCCAGCAGAACAAGCTGACGGACGAATCTTGGTACTACTTCCGCGTGGAATTTCCACATGACGGCCCGCCCGTAAAGGACACCTTTACGGCCAGTCAGGTCAGCACGGCGGCAGAGTTCAAAAAACGTTTGCTGGGCGTCGCACCTGGCGCGATGTTCAGCGGTACTGCGCAGCACCTTGACAGGATGATGGAGCGCCGCCTCTACAACATCAAACGCGTCGAGACGCTGGACTACATCGGCTATAGCAAAGACTGGCGCTGCTACATCTTCGGTGACATCGCGGTAAAGGACGGCACCATCCACAAGACCAACGCCGAAGATTATTTCGACCTGGGCAGCCTATCGATAAAAACCCTCGCCAGCTCGGACATGCACATCAACGACGACCCGACCGGCTATGTGTCGGCCTGGTTTCCGCACTTGTGGGCGGCATTCGGGGCAAAGGGCGTTGCGGCGCTGGCCTTTTGGTTCGCCTCACTTTTTGCCGAGCAGATCCGTGAGACGTACCGCGACTTCCCTTTCTTGGAGATCGTCGGCGATGCCGGAGCCGGCAAGACCACCCTTATCGAATTCCTGTGGAAGCTGTTCGGCCGCGACCATGAGGGCTTCGACCCCTCCAAGGCGACGCCGGCCGCGCGTGCGCGAAACATGGCGAAGGTTTCCGGCATGCCGGTGGTGCTGATCGAATCAGATCGTGAGCGCACCGGCGAGGACAAGGCCGGCCCTCACGTCAAATCGTTCGATTGGGACGAACTGAAGACGGCGTACAACGGCCGGAGCACACGCGCACGCGGGGTCGCCAACGGCGGGAATGACACCTATGAGCCGCCGTTTCGCGGCAGCGTAGTGATCGCACAGAACAATCCTGTTAACGCGTCTGAGGCGATTCTGACGCGAATCGTCCATATTCATTTCGACAGGGCCGGCCAGAACAAGGCGACTTTCGACGCGGCCACCTGGCTGAAGACCGCGCCGATGGAATCCGTATCGGGCTTTATCCTGGCAGCTACCCGCCGCGAGGCGCGCGCACTGGAAATCATCCGCGATCGGACCTCGGTTCACCATGCGGACCTTCTCGCCCGTGGCGACATCAAGGTCATCCGCCTCATCGAGTGCCATTCGAAAATCATGGCGGCGGTCGACGCGCTGCGCCTTGTCGTGAAGATGACCGACGAGCAGCACGAACAGACCTTAGCCGAGGTCGCGAAAATGGCAGTCGCCCGCCAGGTCGTGATCAATGACGATCACCCGATGGTCCAGGAATTCTGGGACTCATTTTCCTACCTCAACGGTGACGACGAGCTGCTGCCGATTCTCGATCACTCCAGCAACCCCGAAGAGATCGCCGTCAACCTCAATGAGTACATCGAGGTCGCAGTCACACGTCGCCAACAGGTTCCCGCGCTGCGCGACCTGAAGAAAGTCCTGCGGCAGAGCCGCCGGCATAAGTTCCTGGACGTGAAGACGGTCAAGAGCCGCATCCGCACCAACGCCAGTCAAACGGGCGCAACCAAGGCGTCGACGGTGCATTGCTGGGTTTTCAAGAGGGCCAAGTAATGCCTGCGCCCACTCAACCCCGCTCACGTCACGCGATCCCCGATCACGTTCTCCCGCCGGCTGCAGCGCCGCCTGCGCCCGCCTGGTCGATCACGCAACCCTAATTCGCATACTGCCTTCGTTCGGTCGACAGGCACGCACCACAAGGACAATCATCATGGCTACTTTCGACATCAATCACTTCCACCTCTTCTTCGGTCTGGGCAGCGGTGCTGCGGGCTTCCAGGATGCACGCCCCGAGATACCCGGTCTGCAGGGCCGTATGGTCTGCCTGGGCGGCCTGGACGTTGACCCCGCCGGCGCGGAGGACTTCCGTCGCCTGACCGGCGTTCGAGGCACTGTCCGCGACCTGTTTGACCGCAGCCAATACACCGCATTCCACGGCGTGGAGCCGCCGCCTGGATGGGCTGAAGCGCTGCCCCAGGACGTGCGCGAGGCGGCCCACGGCAAGCGGCCCAACATCGTGTTTCTCTCAGCGCCTTGCAAAGGATTCTCCGGCTTGCTTTCGGAGTCCCGCAGCACGACCGACAAGTATCAAGCACTGAATCGCCTGACTCTCCGGGGGGTCTGGCTGATGCTGGAAGCCTGGGCTGATGATCCCCCCGAGGTCATCCTTTTCGAGAACGTGCCTCGAATCGCTACACGCGGTCGCCACTTGCTGGACCAGATCACTGGCATGTTGCGGCACTATGGCTACGTGGTCCGAGAAACGACGCACGATTGCGGCGAGCTCGGCGAGCTCGCGCAGAGCCGGAAACGGTTCCTGTTGATCGCACGACATGCCGAGAAGATCGCGCCATTCATTTATGAGCCGCCGAAGCGTCCGTTGCGTGCCGTCGGTGAAATCTTGGACCGCATGCACCTTCCCGGCGACATGGCCGCCGGCCCGATGCACCGAATCCCCGGGCTGAACTGGAAGACCTGGGTTCGATTGGCATTCGTCCAAGCAGGCAAGGACTGGCGAAGCTTGAATGAGCTGGCGATCGCAAATGGCCATCTCCGGGACTATCTGATCGTTCCCACCGCACACAATGACTTCCTCGGCGTGCGCGAATGGGACAGGCCTGCGGGCACGATCACGTCGCGCGGGTTGCCGTCGAACGGTGCGTTCTCGATCGCCGATCCTCGTGCAGCTGCCGGTGCCGCACAGTACAGCCAGTACGGCGTACTCCGCATGGAAGATACGGCGGGCGCGATCATCGGTGTGAAGTCACCTGGCCAGGGCGTATTCAGCGTGGCCGATCCCCGCCATGGCGGCCCCGCGAAGCACAGCAACGAATTCCGGATCATCCCTTACGACGCATCAGCCCGTGCCGTCACAGGCGCGCACGGCACCGGCCAATGCGTCGCGGATCCGCGACCCGAGTGGGCCGGGCGCCACGGCCACCTTTCCGTCGCGGGATGGTCGGAAACGAGCCGCACCGTGACGGCAGGCGGCAAGGGTGTTCAGGGTGGCTATCCTTCCGTCGCGGATCCCCGGCCTGGCCTGGCTCGCGAGCGTGGTGATGCTTACCTGACCGCCGGCCATTACGGCGTCGTTTCCTGGGATCGGCCCAGCGGTGCAGTGTCTGCGTCAGCTTGCCACGATAACGGCTCCTGGTCAGTCGCGGATCCTCGGTCGTTGCCGGCACTCACCGACAAACTGGTATGTCGTATCCGGGCTCTCGATGGAACATGGCACCGGCCCTTCACGACGCTCGAACTGGCGGCGCTGCAAAGCATCTACGACCCGGACGACTATGCCGAGGCGATGGAACGCATCCCTCAGCGACAGATTGAGTACGCGCGCGAATTGATGGCGCGTCGACTTGAGCCCTTCGTTCTCCATGGCACCTCGGACCAGGCATGGCGCGAGCGCATCGGCAACGCCGTACCGAAGAAGGCCGCCAAGGCCATGGCCGAGGAGATAGGGCGCGCAATATTGCTAGCGTGGGCTGGCGAGTCATTCCAGCTATCCAACACGCCGATATGGGTTCGGCCGATCGCCACGGCGCTGGCCGTGCGTGGTGGAGATGCAGCATGAACGTGGCAACGAAACCGCGACAGCGCCGCTTGCCGGCTCCTGAGCGGCTGCTGCCCAGCGCGCTCTATTCCTGGACCGAAATAGCGCCGTTTGTTCGCATCAGTCGCGAAACCTGGCGCACCCGGACCCTTAGCGGCACCGCGCCGCCCAAGGTGCCCACGGGAGAGCGGAGCGTGAAATACCGTGGATCCGAGGTGCTGCGCTGGCTCGATGATCCGACCGGATACGAAGCGCCCCTCGCTACAGTCACGAGCCCTTGACGGCCGCAGCAGGGCCGGCCACCAGCGTAGCCAGGTAGTCGGCCCACTGCTCCATAAACGCCACCCGCTCGTCGAGAAAGGTGGTGCGGTTGTAGGCACGGCCCAGCGGGTCGGCAACCTTGTGCGAGATCTGCAATTCCAGCACGCGATCATCCACCTTCAAACGTTCCGCCGCGAGGGTTCGCGCCGAGGTGCGGAATCCATGCGCAGTCATCTTGCGCGCGTAGCCCATTCGTCGAAGCGCGGACAGCACAGCGCCGTTGGATAGCGGCAGGTCCGTTTTCCGGTTCGATTTAAAAACCCACTTGGTATGCCCCGTCGCCGGGAAAAGCGCTTCCAAAATGCTGACGGCCTCACTCGATAGAGGCACCAAATGCGACTCCCACCCGGTTCTCGTGATCTTCGTATCACCTTCAGCATCGGCGCGCTCCGCCGGGATTTCCCACATCGGCGTGCCCCAATTCTTGCCCGTTAGATCGAACTCGTCCCACCAGGCTTCACGCAGCTCTGTCGGCCGCTGGAAGACCAGAGGCGATAGGCGCAGCAAGGCGCGAGTCACCAGCTCACCGCGGTACGTGTACATCTTGCGCAGCAGCTCGCCGAAGTCGGCCGGCGTCGTGATCGCCGCGAAATGCTGGGTCTTCGGCGTGATCACCGCGCCGCGCAGGACTTGCGTGGGATCCTCGGTCGCCTTGTTGCGGGCAATCGCATACCGGAAGACTTCGCCGATGAAGCCGCGAAGCCGGCGCGCCGTCTCCGGCGCGCGCGCCTCGACGCGTTCGAGGATGGCCAGGATCTCGGGAGCACGTATGCTGGCAATACCGCGCCGGCCGATCCACGGAAAGGCGTCTTTCTCAAGTTTGCCCAGCACCTCGTCGACGTAGCCGGCGCTGTTGCCTCGCTGCAGCTTCTTCGCCCACATTTCGCGCGCCAGGCCTTCGAAGTCATCGGCGGCCGCCGCCCTGATGGTGAGCTTCTCGTGCTTGCGCTCGACCATCGGATCCACGCCGCTGGCCAGCTTCGCGCGCGCAGCCGCGTGGTTCTCTCGCGCTTCCTTGGCGAGCACGGCCGGATACACGCCCAGGGCCATCGTCCGGTCGACGCCGGCGTACTGATAGTTGTAGCGCCAATAACGCCCACCATCAGGCTTGACGAGCACGTACAGGCCGCCGCCATCGGTCAATTTGTAGGGCTTTTCTCTGCCCTTGGCAGTGCGAATTGCTGTGTCGGTGAGCTTGGCGAGCTGTGCCATGTTCTGCCTATGAAATCGGGTACTTTTCGAGCGAATTGGGCCTATCGGGCCGAAGTACCCGGGAAAGTACCCGAAAAAATAGCTTGCTTCCAGCGGCACTCATTGGGCAACTTTGGGCAAGAAAAAACCCGCACAGCCAGAGCTGATGCGGGTTTGCGGGCACTATTGGGCAACTGCTGTAGAAATCTTGGCGGACAGAGGGGGATTCGAACCCCCGATACGCTTTTGACGTATACACGCTTTCCAGGCGTGCGCCTTCAACCACTCGGCCACCTGTCCTATCTGCGATTTCGCTGCGGGCGAGCCGCTGCAGAAAATGCGAATCCGCGATTCTAGCAGATTTCGCACAACGCCGACAAGCGGACAAAGAAAAGGGGACGCCAACGGCGTCCCCTGCTTTGACCGACCACTAGGAGGCTGATGCCGGCGGGTCCTGTTCCCGGTAGGAGCTGACGGTGCCGTCCGGCTCGGTCTCTTCCAGCCGCACCCTGAAACCCCACAGTCGGGCCAGGTGCTTCATCACCTGTTCGGCGTCCTCGCCCGCCAGCGGGCGGCCGCGGCTCTTCAGGTGGCGCAGCACCAGCGAGCGGTCGGAGTCGCGGTTGAAGCGGACCACCTGGATGTCCGGCACCTG